CTATTCTGTTTTAGCGTATTCCCTTAACCGGAATCAAAGTCTTATACAGGTTTTTCACTAGCGTCTAACAGCCAACCGTGGTCTATTCATCGTGGGTTGCGCCGTCTCTTTGCATTCGGCTAGTGTCTGCCGCTTTGTTGCAAGGCCACAATAGCACCCCTGCCAAACGGTTGCCGCCAAATGATTGAAAACAAAGCGAATTTAGGTGTTGACAAAAAACGCGAATAAAAAGCGAAAGCGAATTTTGTTGAAAACAAAGGGGTTATGCCGATTGCCCGGTAGACAGGGTATTAATTAACTCAGGAAATAGGGTATTACTTCTCGAAAGATAGGGGATTACTTGGCATAAACAAATTAATAATATAAACAAAAACAGGCTATTGCAAAGAATACGCTTTGCTGAAGTCTACGCCATTCTGTATATTATACCCGATTTCTCGGGTTTATATGACGGTTATAACCGTTATTTTAGCTATATTTAGCTATATTGGGTTTCTCTGGAGATAGGTACTACTTTAAGTAGGTACCATCTAGACTACCCCATGGGGAAGACCCCCTTGACTAGGAGGTGAAGGCTTGGATGACTTGGTAATACCCTAATCGTAATACCCTCATCAATAGTATTGACATATACATCAAGTATGTGTATAATACAAATATGGAACTTACACAGGAAATAAAACAGCATATACTAGAAGTAGAGTCTAATTTCTATAAAGGATTAAAAAGAGTTTTTACAGATTTTGGGCTAAATGAAACATACGTATCGAAAAATAAAGGAAAGGTTAGTAAACAGGATATACAAGACTGGCTATTAAAGCACGATAAAGCAGATTATATAAAATATAACGCTGATACTGGTTTTCCTATATCGGCAACGTATAACGCCCCTAGATATGTTGATTATGAGAAAATAGAAAAGCTTATAAAACTAATAGAGAACTCTTAAATATGAATAAAAGAATAGAAGAAGCTATTTTTATTAGGGATGCTTTTGAGAAATGGCTGGAAAAGGAGAATATGACTAAATCTGGAGTGAAAACAGAAGAACTAAAAAGCGGTAAGTGGATAGCGTATCGAGAAGGGTGTATAATGACTATTCTCGCTAAAGGAGATACAGAAATAGAAGCATTACATAATTTTATAGATTGTACAGATAAATATGATTTAATAGATTACGCTATATCTCAAATACCAGAACCAGTAACATACAAAGACTATATTAAAACATATACCGTTTTTTCTGACGGAACCATTATGGAGGATAAATGAGCAGAGGATATACAAAATATATAGAATACCAAGATGGATACGATTGTGAATTAGGTGGATGTCCTGGTCATAAAATGAGATTAGCATATAACGGTAGTTCCGACACTGCCTTTATAGAAATAGACGGTGAAGCTGTACACTGGTTCAATGACGGATCTTTACACGCTCTAGTACAATTAATGAACGGAAAAATAGAATGGATTTAAATTACATTTGAGTGGAAAATACTATCCCTTTAAATCCATCAAAACAAAATAGTTGTAGCCAACCCTACGCCATTTCCAGTATGCTGGTTTCCAGCAACCTAGTTTGCTTGTTTTCCGCCAACTTGATTGCTTGTTTCCAGCAAACATTCTATACATAGATTACATCATAGATGACAGCATAGATGACAACCGCCAACATTCCAGAAAATGGAATAAATAAATTCGTGGGTTTCTCTAATTTCTACGATATACAATATAGAGGCGCAAGTCAGGTTTTCGCCTAGTGCCAGCTAGGTCTCGTAGAGGGTGGGTGTCTGGGGATATAAATAAATAACCCAGCTAGAATAACTACACGTCTCAGCACCCACCGAAGTTTTATTGAGGGTATATGGCGATAAGTATAGATGACGCTTATAATGCTTGGACGGTAATATTTCAGAAAACATTAGCTTTAAAACAACCAAAAGAACTATACGATTATATACAATTACTGGAACAATATTTCGAGGAAAATCTTCCTCCACTGGATATAAAGATTTAAAAAGACTTAGATGATTTTTAACCCAAACCCGCGACCACGTAACTAAGTTTACTAGTAACGGGAATTGGTGTAACGTAGCAGTCCTGCTTTGGAAGCAGCGCGGTCTTGGTTCGAGTCCAAGATTCCCGACCATAACGGTTAGTATGAAAACAAAAGTATATAAGTATCCAAACGAAGAGCCGATAGAGGAAATAGAAACTATACTTCCTCAGTGTCAAAAACTTCGTATATCTGCTGATCCAGCAAGTAAAGATTTGCCTTGGGGAATAGTAACAGAAGACGAAACAATATACTGTGTTTCCGATATATTGATACATTCTTACTCTTACACTCGATGCGACTGGACTGCCGATAATTACTGGAACCCAAAAATGTGGATTGAAACATACGGAGTTTTAACTATTGATGGATCAGTAGCTACTATTTTTGAATAATTTAGAAGTTTAGTAGAAGATAGGCTTAGTGTTTTAGAAAAAGAGATAAAAGTTTTATTTCATAAGTTTAAGGTAGCACAAAGGGAGCTACATGAGAAACATGGTATACAAATAGAAGTAGAGTTTTAATAGTTTAACAGTTTATCCTGAGACTAGGTGGGGATCATTGATAGGTTATTGGCGGGTCAGAAACCCGTACACCTTGTTACCAATAATCCTAGATACGAGGGCACGTTATTTTAGAACCCAAACTAAGTAGCGTCTGAGCCGACTGTATGAACAGGCTGGCGAGAATACGGCTATCATGCGGATAGACAGGGTAATAAAATTCAGGCGTAACTCATCGGCTAGAGTGGGAAGCTGTTAACTTCCTTGTAGCTGGTTCGATTCCAGCCGTCTGATCCAGTAAAGAGGAGATGGTGGTTCGAGTCCATCTATTTGTAGATTCTTACGAATATTGTATAATGGCATTACGATGAGCCTCGGGGTTTAGCGGGAGCGGTATATAGGCTGTGCCCTATCCTTCCAAGTTAGTGAAATCAGTTCGAGTCTGGTCTTCCGCTCCATTTAATGTGTCCTGGTTAAAAACTATCGGATTTCGTCAGGCGAAATGTCCTCCGAGCATTATTAATTTGTGAAATTCAAGTGAGCACCGTAATAGCCGGTTGCTAAAATTATGAATGCATCTGTTACAATAAATTCTAATCTGCCAAATACTCAAGCAGTATTTTACGGCGGATAAGTATGGGCATGTAGCTCAATTAGGAGAGCGTCTGATTTGCACTCAGAAGGCAGCGGGGGCAGAACCGGCCTTGTCCACCAATAGTAAACAGGGAAACCTGTTCGGCTGCACAGAGATGCTCATAACACGTGCCGATTAAGCGTGTTAACTTTTAAAGCCGAAATAGCATAAGAGGCAGTGCGTTGGTATTGTAAACCAAATTGTGGAATTTCAAGTATTCTTTTCGGCCCCATTTTTTATGGATAAAGACTTATTAAAAAAGTTAATAGATAAAGATTATTCACAGAATGAAATAGCAAAAGAAATAGGTGTTAGTCAAACAACTATTAGGCATTATCTCAGAAAATATTCTTTATACACAAAAAGAACATTAGATAAAAATAACACTGATCCTATAAGAAAAAAGTACTACACGAAATGTATAAAGTGCGGATCAAAATGTTCGAAGAATTCTACTATTTGTTTTTCATGCTGGGCGAATAGCCGAAAAATTAAATCTTTAGAAGATACTAAAGATAGGAAAATAGCTAAAAGAATTCTTATAGAAAAACGAGGATATTATTGTGAAGTCTGTAAAAATAACATATGGAATGATAAAGCCATATCATTAGAATTACACCATATTGACGGAAATTCTGATAATAATTCAGAAGAAAACCTACAGTTACTTTGCCCAAACTGTCATTCTCAGACAGATACTTATAAAGGTAAGAATAAAGTAGCAAGCGAAATAAGACGTAAACACAGAGAAACAAGAGAGTTTAAAGTCTTATGAAGAAAACAGACCTTCAAAAATGCTTCGATGATTTTAACTTTAAATATTTTAATAATAGATTACACGATGTAGTTATAAGATGGTCTAAAAGTAAAACCCTTACCCTTGGCGGGGAAAAGATAATAGGTTACTGTCAGTGTTCTGGTGATATATTCAAACCGAATGAGATAGTAATATCTAAAAATCTTTTTATAAGAAAAAGTAAATGGTTATATAAACTTATTCTTCTTCATGAGATGATTCATTTAGATTTATTTCTTTCTGATAAAGAAGATGAAAATAATCACCACGGACCAATGTTTAATCGTGAAATGTTGCGACTAGCCAAAAAAGGCGCTTTTGTAGGAATATGGTAATTGATTGTGGCAGTGGGTACTAGTTAGAATGTATCGCCGGTCTGTGAAACCGTGCTTTTGTCGATGCGACTTCGACCTGTCACCCCAATAGAGGAATATGATTGACAATTTATTAGATCAACTTAAACGAGATGAAGGCTGTATTCTTCGTGTATACAGAGATACAAAAGGAATCCTTACAGCCGGTGTTGGGCATAATTGTGAAGCCCACGGCGAAAATCTAGTAGAAGGTCAATCTATTTCTCAAGAACAAGCCGATACATGGTTACAGCAAGATATTCAAACGGCCAAAAACACTTTGTTTTCTAAACTTCCTTGGGTGGTTAATTTAGATTTTATACGCCAATCAGTTCTTATAAATATGTGTTTTAACATGGGTATAAATGGTTTAATACAGTTTCACCAAACACTACAAGCTATTGCAAGTGGTAATTATACTTTAGCCGCAGAACGTATGCTACAAAGTACGTGGGCATCTCAAGTTGGTGCACGAGCTAAACGTCTAGCGACACAAATGAGTTTAGGAATATGGCAGTAGACGACTTTTTAAAAAATCATAAGCATTTAGTTATTGTTTTAATAGCGGCTATCGTCTTTGTGTTTATCGGAAGTAAATGGATAGATCACCAAGAGAATGTTGCTAAACTACAAGCTGATTCTGCTCACCAAATACTAGCTGTTCAGGAAAGTAAAAACGAAGAGTTAAAAAATATTGTAGCCGATCAGTCTAAGAAGTACGATCAAATATTATCTCAAGTGACGGCTCAAAACACTACTCTTCTTCAAGAACTATCTAATCGTCAAGTTGCTCTTCGGAAGCAGAAAACAATAAATCAAACATCTACTCTTCCCGAATTAACTGGACATTGGCAAACATTAACTAATACTTCTAGTTCTGATTTTAGTATATCTGATGGTAAAATATCTATAAGCGAATCTGCGGCTAGAATAACTGTTAACGGTTTAGATGAAAGAGCTGTTTTACAGAAAGATATAGCAGATAAAGATCAATTATTAAATAATAAAGAATCACTGTTAAACGGCCTTCAAAACGTAAATACTAGCCTTAAAGATCAAGTTAACGGTCTTAATATACAGATAACTGACCAAAATAACTCTTGTACTGCAGAAAAGAAAGTATTACAGGCGCAGATTAAAAAGGCCAAAAGAAATACATTTTTTGCCTATTTAGCTGCCGCAGGATCAATAGCATTAAAAGTTTTAGTAAAATAAAGGATAATATGTTTTTTATAGGATTGTTTATAGGATTGTTTGCTGGCGGAACGTTCGTATATTTATATTACAAGAATATATCTGCTAAATACGATGCGGCTATTTCTAAAGTAAAATACTACGAATCTGAAGTTAAGGCACAAATAAGTAAAGTTATATAATCTCGTCCTTAGACGAGGATCGCTCTGGACCCTGAGCGGATACGGGCGGGGTAAGCGAGGAACCCCTTATAGTTCCTCACTAAGTTTTAGTTATGGAAAATGCATCTACATTTAACGGTAACTGCTTCCACTTCTTCGAGGTTGATTCTAAAGGCCAACTTGTTTGTAAAGAGTGTGGATATCTTCTTCCGCTAGTAAATCTTTCCGAAAAAAATTCCAGAAAATGGAAATTAATTCAAGGGCGTGATATTCCGCTATAGCTGAACGACTCCCTGTATAATACATTTAAATTAAGGAGCCATTTAATGGCTAATCAAAATACATTTTTTCAATTATCAAATCTTCCCGGAGTTGTTTCGGCTACTGAAACAGCAGTCGCAACTATCAATGGAATTGGTGGAGTAACTTCTACTCCTTCGTCTATCCGTGCATTAGCTGGAGTTAGACAAGATGCATCCGGTGGTTTTTTCGACGGCCATCCGTTTTTAGTAAAAGGTATAGCTAAAGCCGTAGCTACTGGTACTAGTAACTTTACCTTTAATATTTATTGGAATGTAGGGACTAACACCAACCTGACGACATTTACAAATGACGTCCTGTTGATTGGCTCCGGAGCTATTGCTGTAGCAAGTAAACCTGCAGTGGCAGTTCTTGAGGCTATGGTGATTTGGGATTCTAGCTTACAGCAAGTTATGGCTATCAAGACACGTAGCTACAACAATCTTGTTACTACTCCTGCCGTTCCGGTTGTAACTCCTGCCTTGTCTGCAGCCAATCCTCTTGTTGCTGCTAGTACTGTTACAAACGTTAGCCAGTTGGCATTCTTTGCAACACTGACTTGTTCTACTGCAGCAAACGTTACTTCTGCTACTCTTCTTGAGTTGTCTTTAGAACAATACTAATATTATAAGGGAGAGTTTCGGCTCTCCCTAAAGGATTATATGGCTAACTTTTACAATAGCAATCCAATTCGAATAGATACAACTTTTGCTGTTGGCACAAGTTGGCGATCTCTTCAAACACTAAATACTGGAAACTCTCCTGCTACACTACAGCAACCTAATCCTAGTCCCAGACAATGGGGTATTCAAGTAGTAGAACTATACTGGAACAGTCCAGGAGCAAACGGCGCATTACTAGTTACCGATCCTAATGATGGAACAGTTTTAGCTATGCAAGATACTCCTGCAGGGTATACAGGTGGAGATATAGATATAACTCCGATAACTCGTAAGTGGAGAGATTTTAAAGTACAAATAACATCTGGAACTCTGTATATACATTATAGAGCTTAAACCGGCGTAAGCGGTTTCTACAAAATTTTATTTATAAATAAGGATATAACATGGCCTTTGATAGTTTTATAGTTGGACCATCTTCCGCGTCTTTAGCGGATGGCAGTCAGACTTCCAGAGCAGGAAGACAGCAAGATTTAATAGTTTCAGAACTTCACGGAAGATTTTATGAACAGACTTTTAGAGGAAATGTTTATTCTATAGGAATGCAGCTTACCTCTATTTCCAATGCTACTTTTACAACAGCTACTGGTTTATCTGGTACTCTTGGTACAGCCGCTACCGCTACACCTATAGTGGGTATGTGGAATCCGACTACAGCGACTAATGCTGTTATTCTTCAAGCCACCCTATCTACAGTAATTACCGCTCTTCAGTCAACTGGTACAGGTGGATATGCTTGGTGCGTATTCACTGGTAATACTGCAGGTGGAATAACTGTTGGTAGTCAAGCTACCCCTGTCAATAGAAAAACACTGCTTGCATCAGGCTCTTCAATGAAAGGTTTGTCTGGTTTAGCCCTTACTGGTTTGGCGTCTGTTGGTACGTTTTTAGCTGCATCTTCTCTCGATGGCGGGTCAACATATAATACGGCGTTACTCGGTACAGCAGTCGGATTTGCTACTACTTTAGTGGCAGCTACCGAAAATATAGATGGCTCTATTATAGTCCCTCCTGGCGGAGTTCTGGCTTTATTTTGCGCTACAACTCCTGTAGCACATAGCGTTGTAAGTTCACTGCTATGGGAAGAAGTTCCGGTGCAATAATGGAAACTAAGAAACGCGGAGAATCCGTATTAAGCGGAGAAAAATCCGCACCAAAGAAAAGAAAATCTAGAAAGAAAAAGCCTGTTCATGAAATGCGTATTCGTCACGCAGCTAGTGGTGGGTTTATAGCAAAGCATTCTTTTAAACCCTCGGGTGAAGGACAGATGCCAGAGGATGAAGAGCACGCTATTTCAGATATGGATTCTTTACAAGATCACGTAGCCGATCATATGGGCGTTCCTCCAGCACCTGCTGCCGTTCCTTCTCCTTCGGCAGCAGGTCCACAAATATAGGAATTTAATATTTATGAAAAAGACAGATAAAGTTGGAATAGTAATGAAAGAGTTTAAACAAGGAAAACTCAAAAGTGGTTCTAGTAAAGGACCGAAAGTTAAATCCAAAAAGCAAGCGATAGCAATCGCGCTATCGGAACAGAAGAAAGCTAATAAATAAAGAGAATACATGCCCAATCCAAGCATCATCTTAGAGGGTAGAAAGATAGATGTCAGGAAAGAAGAAGACATGTATACTACTACTATAAATGGTCTTATTTTTAGTGGTAAGACGTTTAAAGATTTAGCTTCCATTATAGGTAATTTTTATTCTATACAGTTAGTATATGATTATACTCTACCCTCTGTATCTTTAGTAGATAAACTAAAAGGTTTATTACTAACTTCTTCGCTATTGACAGATAGACAAAAAGCACTTAGACAATTAGAGTCTCTTTCTGATCCAGAAGCTATTAGATTAGTAAATAATATAAAATCAAAGCCCGTGTCATACGGTGCAGATTATATAACAAAATCACTCAATAAAAAACATTTTTCAGAAGTAACTTCTACAGAGATATCTAGTATAGTTTCAAACATAGTACACAGAAGCGATTTGCTAAAAGAATTATATGAATTGATGAGGTTGGATGCTTAATTTACAAAACCCGCTAGCTCCTCTTATTATTGGCGGTGGATTTGCTATTACGATTAATGCAGGAATAGTAGTTATAGGGACTACTGCTATAACAATTCCACAAACAGTAGTAGCTCTTACTCCTAGCGCATCTAACTTTATATTTATAAGCCCTACCGGAGTTTTAACCGTTAACACATCTGGATTTGTTCAGGGATGTTTACCTATATGCACTATAGTTACAAATAGCGGCGGTATATTAACTATAACAGATAACAGACCTGATTTTACACTTCCTGGCGGACTTGGAAGTTCGGTATCAATGGGAACGTTAACTCTTCCTGTTACAAATTTAAAAGTAATATCTACTGCTAACATTATAAATCTTCCTTCCGGAACAACAGATTTATACACATGTCCAGTTGGTAGAAAAGCGATAGTGTTAGAAACTACGTTTACAAACCCCACTGGTAGCGGAGTTACTATTCAATGTTTTGCGCAATATAAAGTAAACGGTGTATATACTACGTATGATTTCGTTTCTAATGCACCTGCTCCCGGAACAATAGGTAGTACATCTTTATTAGTTCCTATGTTATTGAATGCAGGAGAAACTTTTGCAGTTAATGCAAATAATACTGGACTATCTTTATGGTCGTATATAGTAGAATTTGATAATACCGCTAATATAGCAGTAGCTAAACTAGCTACATTTAGCTCTGGAGATAATACTTTATTTACAGTACCTTCTAACGGTTTGTATCTTATATCTAATTTAGAAGCAGTAGGAGCAGGTAGTCCTCTTAAAGGAACTATATATTATTTTAATAATAGTGGTGTAAACAGAACAGTAGGTATAAATTTAGTACCTGCTGGCGGCTCGACTAATGTTAACAATCAGATAAGAAGTGGAACTAGTGTAAGTAGTCCTTCTATGTTGGTTACTACTTTCTACGGCGGACTAAAGCAAAATGATTTTATAAATATAAATACGGATTCAAATGCAGCCGGACAACACGCATTTATAATCTATCAACTATTGCCATAAGGAAAAATATGAGAACAGCGGCAAAAAGAATTCTAGGAACTAAATTAAAGGCTAAAAAGATTAGTAAAACTCCTCGCGGAAAAACTAAAATAAAATTGAAGATTAAAGCCGGGTCGCCAGAGGCGATGACCGGCGCAGTCAAGAAACTAGCAGACGGAATAACAGAAACGTAGGATTATGGAACAGGATATTGAAAAGCTTCTGGAAGAGGGTAAAGGAAAAGAAATAACAGATGAAAATTTATATTTCTATATAACTCGTTCAGATATTTTCAACACTGTAAAAGAGAATGGCGAGTATGGTTTAGAACATCTTAAAACAATTCCACTAGTTCAAGAAGTTCGTCGTAGGTGTGAACAAGATTTGTGGTTTCTTGGTAAATATTTTCTTTGGGATACAGATGTCTTTGGAGTAGGAAAACCTATATCTGAAAACTTTTTTTGCGAACATGTCCATCGTAGAGTATGCGATATGTTTGTAAAGAAAGATAAGACAAAGCCAATAGGACAACAGGATTGGAGAAAAGATAGATTAATTCTTTACCCTAGAGGAACTGGAAAATCTGCCTGGGATAGATACGATGTCGTACAATGGATTCTTAATTTTCCAGATATTCGTATATTATATCTAACTGCTACGTTACCACTTGGAGAAGGTTTTGTAGGTGAAACAAAAGGTCACTTCATAATTAACGAAGATGAACCTAGTTTAATGAATATTTATTTTCCCGAGTTTTGCTTCGAAGCAAAAGATTCTGGACCAGCAAGTAGGTTAACATGTCCTTGTGCACTGTGGGTTAGAAAAGGTTTAGATAGAAAAGAACCTACTGTTAGAGCAGATGCTATTGATGCTACAGGAACTGGCGGTCACTATGAAGTAATAAAAGCAGATGATTCCGTTTCTGAGCAGAATAGTAACAACGATGTACAGTGTAAAAAGATATCTACAGGATATAGTCAAAAACATAAAACGCTAGTTCCTACAGGATATGCCGATAAAATTGGAACGCGATATGCCGACGAAGACATGTATGGCGAAGATATTCAAAAGAATATTGGAAAGATAACCCGCCAAGTTGGCGATAATTGGGAAATAATAGATAACGAAGAAACTGGTTTACGAATACTTATAGGTAAAAGTATAGTAATAAAACCAGAAGTTAGGGCTAAGTTAGAAGCAGAAAACAGACCTATAACTTATGCAGAAGCAGGAAAAGATGGGTGTACTCTTCTATTTCCTGAACTGCATACATATGAATGGTGTCTTTACGAATATAATAAAAATGAAAAGATATTCGAAGGACAACAGAATCAAAATCCAAGATCAGCAACTAATATAGTTTTTGATCGTCCGCTAATGCTTCGACACACAATACCTTTTAACGATCCTATAGTTCCTACTAGCGGTCCGATATGCCAGTTTTGGGATTTTGCATATAGTACAGAAAAAGGTAGAGATTGGACTACCGGATCATGTATGATTTGGAATCCAAAAAATCAAGCCATAGTTATAGACATGATACGGTCTAAATTTAAACCGGCTGCGTTAGCTAAAGCTGTGGTAGACTTTGCCGTTAAATATAAGCCTTTTATAATAGGTGTAGAGAAATCTGCCGGTGCTGAATTTTTAGGATTGGCAATACAACAAGAGGCGTATAAAACTAAAATACCTGAAATTATAGATATTTGTTCTAGGATAGATTGGGTAAAACCAGATCAAGGAAAAGACGCTAAACAAACAAGAATAAAAGCACTTCATCCTTGGTTAACAAATGATATGCTGTATTTTGTAGCTCATTTGCTTGGCGGAAATATAGAAGTATTGTACGATGAGTTCGAACGTTGCACAGGAAAACACCATCATGAAGATATTCCTGATGTTATATCATATCAAATAAGATATGCTCCTAAAATGGTACAAATAGTTCAGCAACAGATACTTACAAACTATAGCAGATCAGATGGAAACTGGCAAACTGTTTTTGATGCTACTGGAGAGCTGTACGGTGAATCAGCAGGGCATTATATGCCCTCTCCTTTTAAAGGATATGTTTTACGACATAATCCAGACACTTTCCAGATAGAATTAGTTTCAGATGAAATACAGAATCCAATAGTGCAAGTCTCAGTAGAGCCTGAGCCAGATTATAGAAATGAGCATGGCCTCGACGCGATCTTGGGTGCTCTCTAATTAACTTAAAGGAATAAAAATGATTGTACCTAAGAAACCAGCAGTCGCAGGAAAAGGTTCTATGATAGACCCTAAGAAACCAGTTTATAAAGATGCATCTGGTTATATGCCGCATGAGGATGTTAATCAAGGTCCGCACGGTGGAAAAAAAGGTAAAGTGACGGCAGGTCACGGGCAAAATAATGATGACATGGCTGCTAAAAATAAATTAGTTGGCCAATCTGATTTTCAGAAAGACCCCTATCGTGCCAGCGGTTCTGACTTTCCTGTAAACTCTGTAGATGCTAAATTTGGGCAGAGTGGAAAATATGGAACTATGTTCGGACACAATGAACTAATTAGATTGAATGAGAATCAAGAAGGACCGAGACACATAGAGGATGCTGGATGTAATATGCCGGTTCCTGGCGACCGAGGTTCTAAAGTTGCATCTAATTTTAGTATAGAAATTAACAAAGGTGAAGGCGAGATAACAGGTGAAACTGGAATTCCTGAAATGCTCGATCTTCAAACAGGATACATAATGGGCGGAAATACCGGAGTTGTTGAATATGTTCCTCAGAACAATGTCTCGGTTGGTGCTCCTCCGTCTCGTAATCTTAAAGCTGGATTAGTATCTCGTAACTAAAGGAAAAGGAATAGATGGCTCTAATACCTAAAACATCATTTGATCCATATATTCCTATTACCGAGGAACAGGCAGTACATGCGGCAAAAGAGGGCATGTATGAACCAGACCCAGCTCTTCAAATAGTATTACAAGATACAGTAAGAGCAGAGAATTTTGCAGCTACTAAAGCATGGTTACTATTCCATCCTCAAGCCTCTATACTCTATCAAAGCCCGTTTACTCCTAGATATTGGGAAGGAAGCTCTACACCAAGAGCGGACATTCCGTTTTTTACGGTGGCTGTTGCAGTGAACTCTTTAGTTCCTAAAGTAATGCAGGGACTTTTTTATGAAAGTCCTCCTTTTATAATTCAGAAAAGACCTAAGACTAAAGAGACTGCAGCGAACGCTATTGGAGCTATAATAGGGTATCAATTAGAAGATATAAACTTCAAAACAGAAGTACAACTTGGAGTTAGAAATGCTATTCTATTCGGTACTGGTATTTGGAAATGGGGATGGGAGACATTTAAGAAGGAAAGAGTAGTAATAGAAAGAAAAACTCCTTCTATCTCTATACCTGATCCTCTTTCTAATATAGGA